TCACACAAACTGAAATGCAATCGGCATCAGTTCTTCCATGCTGTGCACCACATCACCGGTGTTCAGGACTTTCACATCCACCGGGAATTTTTTCTTACCAAAATCCATCAGATGACGCAGGTTGATAGTCAAGTTCTTCTTTTTCGCCAGCTTCAGAATAAAAGGTGCACAGTTGTCGCCACAAGTCGAGGCATTGAATACCTTTTCCGGGTCGTTTGCCATCAGCAAAAGCGTTTTCGTGCCGCCAGACAGTTTTTCCGGCGAGATGACCCCCAGAACCGGGCTTTCCACCGCATGAGGGCCTTTGACATCGGACTTGTCAATTTTCTTGATGACCTCTTTGGCAAAGTCAGAAGTCAGCCATTCGTCCTCGTAGGTATAGTTAAAATAGACCGACGTATTGTAGACTGCCTCCGGCATATCTCCAAAGTAGATGTTCAGCATGGTATCACCTCGCAGATGTGAGTCACTTGTTATTATTGTACCTTCTTTCCACTCACAAAACAAGATACAAAATGCCCGCTGGCTCTTGATAAAGAAAACCAGACCTGTCTGATCGGACGAAAACCATCCCAAATGTCGAAACTGGATTTATTGCAGTCTGTAATGATTTTTCCATTCAGCATAATGAATTTGAAGGGCAGAGATCGAAAATACGCTGCCTTTGATCAAATCGCCCTATAAGAAATTCCAAAAAGCAGTTTATTATCATCCTATTAGATTTCGATCTATGGATAACAGTGTCATAAATCACCAGATAGAATGCTATGCGTTTTTATAGTAGTTGTTCTTCCCGATCAATTTCTATTTGATTCATAACATCCTGATAAATCACAAAATGAGGTGTTTTTTATGACAATGGCAAAGAAGCTCCCACTTTTAGCACCTTCCATTCATACGTTTGAAGTGAATGGAACGTATACCGATTGCGAAGCGAAGCACACTGTATTTATGGCAATTCAAAAAATGGTATCCGCCGAAAAATACTATCGGGTTCCGTATCATGGCTCCTCGAAAAAAGGCTACTCTTATAAAAGAAAAGATGGCGGTTTGACCATCACATTGGCAGATTATCCAGATTTTAAGAAGCGATACATAACGTTATCTGGTGTGAACCTCGCTCGGATCGCAGGTGATCCATCTCGTTTAATCTTAACAGATTTATCGCCAGAAGGTTTGGCCATGCAAGAGCAGGCATTTCTGGATGAATTGGAGCAGCTTGGACTCCTTGAAATTGAGGATTCTGTTAAATGGAAAATGCACCGGTTGGATATTACACAAGACTTCTATGTGAAATGCGATCCCTCGCTGATGGTAAAAATCATTCGTTATGCAGGAAGCGTTGACCCGTACAGGAAAGGTCACGCACTGCACTATAACCGGCACAATGAGATCCGAAGCTGTAAATTTGAAAAAACGTGGTACGATTTTGCACTCTATGACAAGCATCAACAGCTCTTGAATTGTGAAAAGGAGAGCTATCCGATTTCTCCAGACGATTTGGAACACTCAAAAAATCTGGTTCGATATGAAATTCAATTAAAGCGTCCCAGTCTGAAAGAATTTGAGCACGATAAGTTGGAATCGAAATCTTCAAAGTTCCAGTTTGGAAATCATGCGCTGTTTCATTATTTTGATAAAATCAGTGATGATATTCCGCTCTTTCTATATCGGTATGCCGTCGATTATTTTGGCAAGCATTCGTGGTATAACGTTCCAACTGCCCTGAAAGCCGTAAAAATGAGCAATCTTGATGCCGATACCAAAGAACTTGTCAGTGCGTATATCGAAGCGCAGGATGAGCCGGAACTGACCGATAAGATACATCATAAAAAGAAAATCGCAAAGGCTTTGGAAAAATTAGAGATCAACGATGTAATCATCCCTTGTCGCATCCTGAACGATCGTCAATGCGGCAGATTTCCATGTGCGCCCTTATGCACAAGGGTACAAGGGCTTTGATTGGATAAAAATGTTCTGTGCAATGCAACACGAAAATTCACCAGAATCACAAGAATGGAGTTGATTTTCAATGCTAGACAACTATCCCGATGTCCTGAGCTTCCGGCAGGTCATGGAAATTACGCATGTTGGCAGAAATCTACTGCTTCGTCTTCTGAACAGCGGCGAAATTCCCGCATTCAAGATGGGAAAACTTTGGAAGGTTTACAAGCAAGACCTGATCCAGTATATGAGCCAATGTCAGTAAGCCGTATCCTTCGTTTGGGGCAAAAAGAATCCCGTTGGACTCCGCAGCCGGAATCTAGCGGGATTTAATCTTATTGATTTTTAATGCGTTCGTCTCAAATTTCAAGAAGGATTTTTACGTCTTGCACTTTCATCAAAATTGTATTTGGGCACCGTTGTTTGCTGCGATTTTCACCACTTCATCGACATAAGGCTCCGCTTCATCGTCCGTTTCCGCATAAACCGGCCCATTCATATAGACATCATAATAGTCCGAATAACCCGAAACCTTGTCAGTATCACCATCAATATGCGCGTAGAAACAAATATAATTCACGAACCGATTCCACGCCCGTGCATAATCTGCCTGACTGGTGCATTCGTATATATCCGTATACATCGCATCCTGCCAAGCAATGGCAAGCTCATTTTTGTCAAGGCTTTGGAATCTTGTACGCTCGGACTCTGGCAGCACATCATTCTCGCAATATTCACGAGCTGCCGTCATAATCTCCTCCGTCAAAGTTGCGTTTTCATTGCTTTCCACATAGACTTCGTTCACCGACGCAGCCGCAGGCTTTTCTGTCACACTCTCCGGCTCAGATACAGCACCGGCAACATCATTTAGAGCGTTATCAATCGCATTGTTGCTGGCAAGGCTATGAGATTCACAGTAGCTGTTACTCAGCGTCAAAATAACACCTATCTGTTCCAGCTCGCTCAACGTTTCGCCATTCCAAGATATGCGATCAATTTCGCCCGTGCCGTCATCCTTCCGCTTGAAATAGAGGCTTACGATGACCTTTTCTCCGTTTTCTGTATCGACACCCGTTCCCATGTAACGGACAATGGTCACGCCATCTTGCTGGAAGTTGTCCCATTTACCGTCCGAAAAGAAATCGTCCAGTACCTCTCCAACCGTGGCTTCTGCCGGGAATCCATTCAGGTGGCTGTCAGAAACGCCCTTTGAACGGGCACTGTCCGAATAGAGTACAGGATATAACATATATACCGCAAACGCAATAAACGCTGCTGTAATCGCCAGTTCAATGAGCAGAGGCATCTTGTGTGCGCCGAACAGCTTCCGAACCGCTGCCTTTTCTTCTTCCACCTGCTCCGCAGAAATTTTTTCAGGATACAGGATGGCGATCACCTGCGACAGCAGAACGCTGCTGAAAACTGCATACAGATATTCTTTCTTGCTACTCTTGGATGGCTTGGTCAGGATGGTCATTTTCAGACCATTGGCTGTGTTTTTCAACTGATAGGTACCACGCTTTTTGCTGTAAAAGGTCACGGCATCCGCAGTATCCGTAACCTGTTCAACGTCCGGGTTGGCAAATCCGCGGCGGATGCGGTCTACAGCTTCTTCCCAGCTCATTCCTTCCGGCAAAGGAAGCTGACCTCTGTCATGCTCCGGGCCGTATACTTTTTTATAGACATCATCCCGGAAGCCAAAGTAGATCACTGCGGCGATCAGAAGCCCCAAAAGTACCGATACCGCTCCGGCACCCGTTGCAGCACCTGCCACCACGCCCACAACGAACCCCAGCAGCAGCCAAATCTTTAAGCCATCCAGCGCGATGCTTCTGCGCGCAGATGCGGTAAACAGCGGATGAAAGCCGCTCAGATTTTTGGATTTTCCTTTGGCTTTTTTAGCTTCTGCACTGCCATCATAGATTTCAAATCGTTCTTTCATGATGTTTCCTCCCATCTCAATGGATGCGTAACCTTTTCCGTTCGGAATGATTCCAATGAATCATTTTGATGCTTTTATTATAAAGCGTTGATTGGACACCAATATTGTCCATCCGGCAAACTTCCATTGGGATTTTTCTATATAGCCTTACATAGAAAAACCGCCCCGGCTTCCTGTAACGGAAACCGAGGCGGTTCGTTTACTTTATGGGTGCTTTTTCAGGCGCTCAACACCTACCAACTGGCGTTCAGTTTTTTGAAGTTTTAGTCATATCTGTATTTAGAGGACTTTCCGTACACTTTCCGGAGCGACTTCTTCAGGCTGACCACCGTTTCTTTGATAATCTTTGCCTCATCGGCAGAGCAATCTGCAAGCTGTTCGGTCATCCAGCTGTCGAACACCGGCTTTGCCTTTTTGATCTCAATGCACAACAGTTCATCTGCCGAACAGTCCAGTGCGTTGATGATGTCAATCAGCGTTTTCAGGCTGGGCACGGAGTTGCCTGTTTCGATATGGCTGATGTGCGTGACCACCACGCCGACCTCATTGGCCAGCTGCTCCTGCGTCATGCCCTTTGCAAGGCGGCAGGCACGGATGCGTTTTCCGATGTCGGCATAGTCCACCATAGTACAAGTACCCTCCGTTCATTGAAGTGATACTTGTATTGTATGTGCAATCGACCGTGATTGTAATAACCTGAAAGTACAGTGGACCTGTAAGGCATTATCAAAAACGCATCAGTATCTGCTCAGGGCATAAAGTTGAGGTACAGAAGGAGCGCGATGCCCAGAAAATTCACGATGCCAAATGCCAGTGAAGTGCCCAGCAGCAGCTTGTATTTCTGCACTGCGAACTGCTGCTGCGTCTTTTGGTATTCCACCAGCTCTGCCTTTGCCTCGTCGCGGTACTCCGTCATCTGGGTGCCGCTGTCGCCCAGTGCTGTAAGCAACTGCTGCTCCAGCGCTGCAACGCTTTCCAGCACAGCCTTTTGATCGGCATCATTCTGCCTTGTAAGCTGGGCAGTGTTTTCCGCAAGGCTCCCGCACAGGGCATTCTTGAGCGTTCCCAGATGGCTCGTCAGGCTGGTTTCCAGCGTTTCGCTCTGGGCGGTGAGTGTTTCCTGTATGCCAGCGTGGTACTCCGTCATCTGGGTGCTGCTGTTACCCACCGCTGTGAGCAGCTGCTGCTCCAACGCCGCAACTCTTTCCAGCACAGCCTTCTGATCGGCATCGCTCTGCTCCGTAAGCAGGGCAGTATTTTCCGCAAGGCTCCCGCACAGGGCATCCTGAAGCGTTTCCAAATGGCTCGTCAGGCTGTTTTCCAGCGTCTCGTTCTGGGCGGTGAGCTTGTTCTCAAGATCATTCTCAAGTTTCTCCCCAAGGTCATCCAATTTACTCTGCAAATTTGCCAATGGTTCTTTGGGATTTCCAAGCGCCCGAAGCACATCCTCCAACCTGCCATTTGTGCCATCAAGTTTGGTTTCAAGGTCATTCTTGAGCGTACCCATTTGTGTTGCTTCATCGGATTTGATCTGCGATTCAGCTTCCTTCAGCTCTTTGCCCAGCGGGTCGACCACATAATCATTGAACAGCTTTCTGATCTGCTCCACAGATCCCTGATCCAGCTCCATTTCAGGTTTTTCACGCACAGTTCCCATCCTGACATCCTCCCATCGTAGCCTTATAGTCCTCCTCCAGCAGTCCCAGCAGCAGGACAAGCTTTGTCTTTTCGGCAACACCCAGGGTCTGACGGATACGCCGCACGATCCCGGCATACTGCTCTGTGTACGCTTCTTTGGCTATCCGGCGGTAATCCTCCAGATTTTCTCTGTCCTGCCGGATCTCCTCAACAATGTGTTCCCGGGCTTTTTCCAGCACAGCCTTCTGCACCTCCAAGGTGCTTTTCCGGGTCTTTGAATCATCGGCTTTTTTCCTTTTTCCTGCCAGCAGCTGCTGGCTCTGGCGTTCCAGCTCCTCTTCCCTGCGGAGCTCCTCTTCAAGCTTGCCAAGCCATTTTGTTTCGTATTTCAGCAGCGCCTTTGCCACCTTTTCTACGATCTCGCCGTTCAGCTCCCGCACATCCTCAAGCCAGACCTTTTCTCTGTGGAACAGCGACTGTTTGGGGTAGTACTCCTGATAAAAGTCCTCGTGGATGTCCTGCTCCAGCTTCTGCCAAAGCGCGTTTTTATTGTAGGAGACCGACATCCCGGCATCCTTCAGTATCTTGACATATTGATCCAAATAGCCTTCATCCCCGGACACTTTCTCGCGCAGGTAATTAAGGAGCGTCGCAAACACCCTCCGGTCTGAGTCATTCTGCCTGAGCGCACTGACACGGTCCACAAGATAGTGGCAGCCGCCGGAGGTTCTGAACAGATGCTCATCCTCGATCAGCTTATCGATCTTCTCATTCAGCTCTGGTTTGCAACAGTTCTCGAACCTGCCTGCACAGCCCGTAAGCATATCCTTTGCCGCTTGCAGCCCTTTGATCTTCCACAGACGTTCCTCCCGTTCTGTCTGCTTATCTCCGGTGGTCTCTCTTTTTATAAAATCCTCGCTTTGCTTTATGATATCGTTTTCGACCTCGATCTCCTTTTTCTTTTTATCAAGCTGCCCGTCGTTTTCTGCCAGCCTGCTTTTCTCGGCGGTCTTCAGTTCCTCCTGTAATCGCTGGAGCGCTGTCTGAAACCGCTGTCCCTCCCGCTGTTGGATGCTTTGCCGCAGCTCCTGAAGGATACGGTCCCGGGTTTCGGTCATCTCCTTCCGGTCTTCTTCCTCCAGACTCTCGTACAGCTTTTGGAACGAGTCCGCCAGCTCTACGGGAAACACCTCCACCTTGCTGGTCCCGCCCAGATATTTTCCGGTTTCGGTTTTATACGTTTCCATTACAAAGTCATAGAAACTTTTTTCGCGTTGCTGACGCGGCTTTTTAAAGTAATCCTTGACTGTTCCCAGCGAGAACGCCTTGGTCGCTGCCACGATGTACTGTCCCGGTTTGTCCCGCCAGTACGGTTCCAGACCGTCCTGCACCTCCAGCGACTGGATGGTGTTTGCCGTACATACCACAAGGCACACCTGTGCAACCGGCAGATACCTGCGCATCAGCTTTTGCACATGAGCGGCCTCGCCCTCCGTTTTGCTGCCCACGCCGGGCAGGTCCATCACATATAGATTTTCTGCCGCAGTTTCCTCTGTAAAAAACTGCCGCGGGATATCAATATGCAGGACACTGCGCGCGGATTCTCTGTTTTTTACCACCCGGCTGCGCACCTCTATAAGCTTTGCCTCCAGCTCTTTTTCATCGCTGAAAAAGAGCTTTTCAGAGACCTTGTTCGGTTCATCCTCCACCGCAAGCGCATACTGCTCTGTATCGGAGCGGGCGTAGAGGATGGCAGTGGAGGTAGACGAGTTTCCTCGCGTGATTTCCTTGGTGCGCAAGGTCTGGCTGACTTTCTGGAAACAATCGTTGTCATCCCGTATCCCGATCAGCTTCAGGATCAGGCTGGTCTTGCCGATCTGGGAGGGGCCGTAAACAACGACCAGATAGCTTTCCTGCATCCCATCGTATTGCAAAAACGCGTTGTCCCGCGCCGTCAGCAAGCTAGCCTTTATCCGGTCAAATGCATCCTTCTGCCAAAGGCTTCTTTCCTTAAAAAGTTCCTCACATCGCATAAAACTCCTCTCTGGATCTGGCCGAGATCGTTTGCAACAGTTCCAAAGCAGCATCCACCTGTGCCTTGGCGTTATACGCTTTCATGGGCTTTTTCACATCGCCGTTCAGATCCTCGAGGTTATTTTGGATGGTGTCCCGCAGCCTTGCCATCTGCTTGTCGAAGCGCTTCAGTTCTTCCTCCTTCAGCGCCGTATAGATCGAGTCGATTGCGGTGTTCGCCCTTCTCAGATTCTCGCACTGCACCCCGGAAAGATCCCGCAGCGCTGCAATTGTGCCGCCGCTCACGACCAGCACCATGGCTGGAATCCCTATTACCGGATTTGAAACGCTAAAGGAGGCTGCGATCTGCGGGATCATGTTAATGGTCGCATCGCCCAGCAGATCCATGCCTGCCATGCTGCCCAGACCGATGGCGAATTTCCTCATAGAGGAGCTGTTCATTTTGGCGGGACGGCGGAACAGCTTATCTATACCGGTGCGCTTGGAGGCATCTGCCATATCCTTAACGCCTGCTGCCGTTGTTCCGAGATCCACAAAGAGCTTCCATGCCTCTTGTGCACCCTTCTGGATATGATCCATTTCCAGTTTACTTTCGCTGGGCGTGTAGCCCTTCACCTGTTTTCCTTCCGTACTGCACACCATTGCCAGATCATCGCTGCTCAGCACGCCATAATAATAGACGGCAATATCCACCAGCGCGCTCATCAGCCTTCTGGTGTTTTGGGTTTGGATCCCGTCCTTCGGGGGCTTCTGGCTGACCAGTGCACAGACATCATTCGTCAGCTGAAGGCTCTTTTCGCCCCCTGCCTTCAGAGCCTTTTTACTGTCCTTGTTCTCACTCTCAAGCAGCCACTGAAGGTCAGTTTTTTTCTGCGGAGTATCCAGCGCTTTCATCGTGGTCGCCAGTGCGCTCAGCATACACTGGTCCGGCAGATATTTCGGCTGATCCGATGCACCGTCCCACGCCTGTAACGAGCGCATCACATTCTCGCGTGCCGCCCGAACGTCTTTGATGCTGTTTCCTCTGGTGAAGATCATCGAGATAAGGCTTCGTCCCTTTTCCTTGTTGCTGTTCAGAATGTTCTCCATCTGCTGCTTGCTCTCGCCGGCACCCTTCGCAAACTCTTTTTCCAGCACCTCTTCATATTCTTTGCGCTTTTTTGCAAGTGCTCTGTCAAAATAATTCAGGATGGTGTTATCCTTGTAGTCTGCAACGGCTGCGCTGTCGTCGCTTTTCAGCACTTCCTTGATGGAATACAGAACATTCTTGATATGCTCCACTTCATCATACAGGTAGCGGGCATTATCGCGGGCAGACTGATCCGTAGTGCTGGCGTACCGCTCAATGGCATTTTTTAGCTTTTCGATCCATGCCTCGTTCTTTTTTTCATCATCATACTGTCCGGTACAGACCACGCGGTCCGCATTCGCCTGCGGGATCTCCAGCGCCTTGATGCAGGACTGCCGCACCTCCTCGTTGTCGTCCTTGCTGGCATCCGACTGGGTAATGGCGTAAATGATATTGTTGCCAAAGCGCTCCGTCAGCTTTTTCAGCTGCTCAAAGTTATCCCCCTGCGAGAAGCGGGACTCGTCGAACGCAAAGACCGCTGCATCCGAAGAGTTGACCGCAAAGTTGATCAGCTCCCGCCAGTAGTCGTTATTTTTTTCAAAGCCGGGCAGCAGCATAAAGGAAACCGCCGAATTATATGTATGGCGGTAGGGCACGAACATCTCCAGATACAGGATGCTGTTGTCCTCGCCCTTGGAGGCGTGAGCGAACTCGTTTGCCTCCATATTGCACTCCACAGCCGCATACTCTCCTGCCTCGTTCTTCTGGATGCGGATTGCATTCATGACCGGCGCAGTCACATCCGTCTCCGTGATCAGCACAGGGATGCGCTCGCCGCGGCCCAGCTCGATGCTCAGCGCATCGCCCTTCAGGCCGTAAAAGTTCTTCATCAGGGTGGTCTTGCCCGCGCCCTGCATACCCGCAACGCAGATCAGCGTTTTGTTCTCCATCAGAGAGGCGATCTTCAGTTTTCGAATAGAGTTTTCCAACTCCTTAGCCTTCTCATAAGCCTGTTTCAGTGCTGTATCGCTCCGCAGTTCATCCGTATAGGTCAGGATCTTCAGGCAGTACTTCGTAAGTTCATTCACCTCATAGGGGCTGATCATTGGTTTCTGGGCGCTCATTTTACTTCCTCCGTTCTATTTATTTCACATCTCGCACTGTGTCTGCAACTACTTTTACTGCGTCCTCCACGGTCCGCCGCCATTCCGGCACAAGGTACAGCGCAGTCCCTGTCAGGATCGCCGCACCCGCCGCCTTACGCAAAAGCGAATGCTTGCGGGGCGTTTTCTGCGCGGTATACTGCCCCAGCAGCTCCAGTGCACTGCTGGCAAGGTTTTGAGCTTGCTCCAGCAGCTGCTGCACCGCTTCCCCGGCGGCACCACCTGCCAGTATTTCCGCTGCCGTTCCGGCAAGCTCCCCGGAGCGCTTTAACATTTCTGCTGCGTGTTTTGCATTTTCTGCCTGCATAAAGGTTCCTCCTGTATTACAAAATATTTTATTATCGCTGTGTAGCTACTGCACATTTGTTTTCTGTCCGCTCAACCGATCACCTTCACATAATCTCCCTGACTTCTTACCCACATCTGGATACCCGTGCCAAACACCTCCGCTTCCACAATCCAGCCCTTTTCCGTCACCTGCAAAACCTTTGCAGTGGGCAGTCGGTCGAGAACGGATTCCAGACTTGGCCCGGTATACTCGAACCGGATGGTCTGTAACTCGCCGCCGTACATAAACTGAATGCGCTTGCGCATCTCGCCCTCCTGAAAGCGGTCGGTATAGCGCTGGGCAAAGTGCCGATCGAAGGTCTTATAGTTCTGGATGCGGTCGATGCGGTAAATCGTCGGGGAGTTGTCCTGCGGGTTCTGAAAATGCTTATCCTTGTCGATGCCTTCGATGAACGCCGCCAGATAGAAATAATACTCGCTGAACAGGATGCCCACCGGCTCAATGGTGCGCACACGGGTCTCGCCGTCATGGGTGCGGCAGTAGGTAATTTCCATGACATTGTGATTTTCTACTGCCGTGCCGATCTCCCACAGGCTCTCGATGAACTTCCGGCCGTGCTGCGGCTCAACGTAATGGAAACGCTCATTGCTAATGAGGTCTTTCACCTGATTCAACCGGTCCAGCGGGGTGCACACCTGCACCAGCTTGTCCAGAATGGGGAACATCTCCTCCTTGACCATGGAGCGGCTCTCCAGCAGGATCTTGCACACTGCCAGAATTTCGCTACTGGTGAGGAAGCGTGAAAGCGTGTCATCCAGCAGATAGCCGCCCTTTGCGGAGTTGTATAAGATCTCTCGGCGCGGCTCGCTGTCTGCAAAATGATTGCGCAGGGTGTCAAGATCGCGTTGGATGGTTTTCTCACTGACACCGAAGCGGTCAGCCGTCTGCTGTTTGTTCAGCACACCACCCTGTACCAGCACCTGCTGGATATAGAGTATACGGTCTAATCTACTATTACGCACAGTTCATTCTCCTTCTCTGCTCATTGTAACACAACACAACTATCGCTGCAATTCTTTGTGTGAAGTTTTGTCGTTTCACGGAATTACAAAAAAATTTTTGTCTCTTTTGCACAACCCCAGTATACAAAAAAAGATAGACAGACTGCCTGTCCATCTCCTAAAAAGTCAAGGTAGACTATTCTTAAATTGCCAACCTCTTTTGAAGCGATATGCACTGTTCATCAACTCGTCTGTGATGGTGTAAAGCGCCCGGCGTGGCGAACCATATCCGCCAATCAGCCCAATCACAATCGCAAGATTCAGCACAAATGCAATGCTCAACAGCACCATCAAAAATTTTTTCATACGCTCTTCTCCTTCTTTTTTATGATTCCATCACTTTTCTGCCCTCATTATACGGATTTGGCTGGACGGTATGGTTGTCCATCCTACACAAGCCACAAAAAAAGGAACACGGCATTCTCATTTTGAATGTATCGTGTTCCTTCTGTCCGCTTTTGTAGCGCTTCTTCTACATAGAAGTCAATCCTTCATTTTCAGCGTCCTCTCGAATCTGCCTCTTATACTTATAATAGGTATTCCGGGCAAGTCCAGTCAATTTCATGCACTCCATGTCATCCAATGTACCGCCAAAGGTCTTGCAGTGGGTGCGGATGATCTGCTTGGCTTCTCTGGCTTTTTTCGTTTCAAATCCAACACCCTTTTTGCGGCCAACCTGCTTGCCGTTCAGCCGGGCGGTCAAAAGGCCCTCACGGGTGCGCTGGTGCAGATCGGCAACTTCTTTTTCGGACTGCTCAAAGGCCAGTTTGATCTGCTCTTTTGCCAAGGCCATCAGATACTCGTTGATGCCCTTCAAGATGAAGTCCACATTTGTCCCTGTCATGGCAATGCTGCCGGACAGGGCTTTTTTGTAGGTCTCGGTGTCGATGTGGTGCTCTTTCAAGAACACCAGCCGGATGCCCTTGTGGTAAAGGTCTTCGTACAGAGTAAAACCTTCTTCTGCATTTCTGGACATCCGGGACACCGAATCGAACACTACCACATCTCCGGCTCTCAGAATCCGGTAGAGCTTCAGCCATTCCGGGCGAAAAATGGATGTGCCGGTGTAGGCTTCCTGTACAATGTGGGCAGTCGGGTATTCTGCCTTGATGTTGCGGATCTGGCGGTCGATACTCTGTTTTGCAGTGGAAATTCTGCAATAGCCATAAATACTCATAACTTTTTCTTTCTGTATCAAAAATGCCGTAGGTGCAGAAAAGTATCAATTACAGCGAGATTTGGCAATTTATCTTAGCAGATTGATAACGCTAAAATGACGAACGGCATTTTTAATACCTTTCCGGCACAAGTTTTCTGTTATTCCTGCTTCACATAGGTCTTTATAAATTCTTCCGCTGTGACACATGGCTTTTGATTTTTCTCTGTTCCTCCAAACGGAGCGTAGTTCCAGTCGGTGTCCTCGTTAATATATCGCCGCCCACCGTCCGGCAGTTCCAGCGGTTCCGCAAGGATGATGGTGCCCCAGTGGTTGACCATCACAAAGGGCGTGATTTCACAAGGGATGCCCCGGCACTCATCGTCGTGCCGGACATCGTAGGCGTACAGACCATCCGGGATGGTATCTCTCTTGATGCGGATGCTGGTGAACAGCGCAGGCTTTCCGCAAACCGTGATTTCTTCGTAACGTTCGGTCATTGCATTAAAGGTCATAAGGCGTTCCTCCTTAAATTTCAATGATAAAAGCTCTGAATTTCTCTTTGTAGAAATCCATTGCACTCTGCGGCAGAGAAGTCAGATTCCCTTCGCTGTCGCATCCGGCCAGAAATCCCGGCCCGGCAAGAACATCGGCTCCATCCCACAGCGGACGATTGAGCGGCAGGCCAAGCAGCTTGCCCTCATCATTGCAGACCAGTGTGACCGCTGAACTGGTGTCACTCAATGTGATACATTCGATCAGCCCGCCTACAAATTTCTGCATGGCTTCAAGGGTGTTGTTCAGTTCGATTTCCTTTGGCAGTTCCATCGGCAGGAGCGCAAGGACTTTGATTTTTTCTTCTTTCATCGTAAAATATCCTTCTCCTTATGCTACGTTTAGCCTTGTAGCCTTATAGCAGTCCGCGCACATTCCCTCATGGGGGTGGCTGCAAACTCTGCCGCCTGCATGATGGAGCCATCTTTCAACTTAACTCTCTTGATGGACTGATTACAGCGGACACAAATACAGGGCATGGGCGTCTGTTCCTGCTTTTGGTTGGTTGATTTCGGTTTCGGCTGCTTTTTCAGTTCTGCCTCCGGCTGCGGTGCAGCATCTTCCGGCAAATCCTCTCCGGCATAAATGTACAGGCCCAGCCCAAACATAGCAAGGTTCTTCACCAAGCACCGCATGATAGCCTTATTCACATCGAACATGGAGGCTGCTTCTACGGTGCGTTCTTCCATGCCGATCTTTTCACGGCGGCGGGTCTGCGGATTGTAGTCCCATTTCGGGGTGGTGTAGGTATAAGGCACGGCTTTCATGGCTTTGTTTGCGCCATCCAGTACCGGCAGCCACATTTCGTGCGAAACGCCCTCAATCGTGACCGAGGTGTATACCATGAAGCCGGTTATGGGGTCATAAACATAGGGCAGGCCGTTGAATTTCTTGACTTCATAGCTGGCAGAGGGATACAGCTTTTTCACCTCAGCCCAAGCATACGCCCAACTTACATATTTTAATTCCGTAGTGCCAGACTTCTTGACTTCCAGATGATCTTTGAAGTCGATAGCAAATAATTTTACGAATGGATTTTCCGTAGCCATAATCAAACCTCCAAGAAAAAAGGTGGCAGAGAAGTCACTCCCTGCCGCCATATACAAAGTTTTATGCCGCATGAACGATGGTAAACCTGCGGCTGCTTACATTTTTGCTGTACTGGTTGAAAATATCCGGCTGCTCTTTCCGCAGACGTTGGGAATCCACACGCTTGCTTTCGGAGGACACCCACGATACCTTATAGCCCGGTGCTGTGCCATAGGCAGCATCCTGCATTTTTAGCTTAACTTGCTGTTCGATAGCCGTTTTCTCCTGTTCCATCTGCTCGATTTGATCAGAAAGCTCCTGCCGCTTATCCAGAAGTCCATGCAGAGCACTCAGGTCAGCGGTCTTGTCCCGGTTGTCTACCTCATACATCTGGTTGATCTGCTGGGTGTCACAATCGCAACCGTTGGGTGCAGGGGGAATCTGGGGCACAACATGGTTCGTCCAGAAAAGTTCTTCCTTATCAATGAGATCAGAAAGCACCTGCTTATCTGTCACGATCTTGTGGATCACCAGCTCTCTGCCGAAAATCAGAGCTGCCACATACCAGCAGTCGAAACCGCTGACGGCTAAGTAGTGGTCAACCTGCGCCAGATAATGAGCCGGGATTTTTCCATCTGCCCACTTGTCCGCAGAGAAGGGCGAAACCGTTTTGCACTCCAATCCAGCTTTCTGCCCAACGATCAGGCGGTCAAAGTCTGCCAGAAGCAGCGGATGTTCCTCGCTCTGGTAGATGGCATTTGCACGGCGTACCTTCAGGCCAGTTGCTTCGGTAAATCGCTGCGCCACATACTCTTCCAGATCGCGGCCCTGCCGCATAGCTTCATTGTCGATGTTTTCAACGGTATCGCTAATTTTATCGTGATAAACCTGAAAAGCAGAACGATACGGGTTCAGACCAAGGATGGCTCCGGCATCGGTGCCAGTAATGCCGCATTTGCGGTAACGGAGCCAATCTTCTTTGGTCAAATTCAATGTAGATACAAGCCTTTTCATGCAATATTCAACCTCTCTTTCATGTGTTCTTCTACAATGGAGAAATCACATTCCACCAAGTCTCTAATAATAGTGGAAAACTCATCCACCAAGGTGCGGTCATCGTCCAGCCACAGGGTATACAGGAAATCCAGAATGTTCCGCTGTACCCGGAGATGGTTCCAGAAACGCTCGTCCATCTGCTTTTCGGTATCCAGCGTAATCAAGGCACTGACAATGGTGCTTTTCATCGTGATCTCGTATGCCGTGGTGCAAGTCGGCTTCGGGAAATCGGCTTCAATGCTGTTCAGGAACTCAGAAAACTCCCGGACAGCCCGGTTGCTCACATCGTTCATACGTCCTCCGTTATGCTGCTGCCAGCACCATCTTGTAAGCCTTGTCGATCATGGGATTGCCCTCTGCGGTACGCAGAAACAGGTTTTCGTTGTAGTTCCGGGTCTTACGGATGGGGTCTGCATGGGTGGCAAAATCCGAAACAGCGTTTACGAACCGCCAGCCGTTCTTTCCGACCCACGCCAGATCGGGTGCATTATAGTAGCGAGCCTTCAAATCTTCCTGCAAGCGCAGATTATTCTTTCGCTGGCCATCGGTTAAGTCTTCCGTGATGGGGAAGAACTCGTTGATGAACTCTTGCACCTTGCGGTCAGACAGCTTGATGGTGGTCAGCTCATGGATGCCTTTGCCCAGTTCTGCCATATAGCCGTTGGCAAGCTGCAACGTTTCACGAGCGTCCTGTACACGCAGCAGAACATTTTCGGTATGGCGGGCAGTCCAAATACGCTTTGCGTTATTCAGTGCAAGGTTCAGCGTGTTCTGGCAAACCACACGAACCGGGGTCATAGCGACCTTGACACCAGAACTACCATCGTGACTGTTGAAGAACACAAGATATGGGGTCACTTCGTCTCCAGCGATGATGTACTTCTCCGGCAGCTTCGCCAGCATCCAGACCTTCTTGCCACCCTGCAAAGAACCGGCAGTTTCATAAGTAACGCCCTCACCCAACAGGTCATCGGTGAACTGGAATGCTTCTTCGTTCTGCACAATGCGGTAACGGTCAGATACGACACCGAGCACGGCATCATCCGTGCTGCGGACATTCGCCCGATAACCGGGAATCATAGCACCCGTGCCGGAATAGATATTACGGCTCTCTACCTGCCAATCCAGACCAGCCAGTTCCAAAGCTTCACGGCTTGCAGGGGCATCCATCACGATACGGCCAAGGCCATGCCACGGGGTCTCACGGACAGAGAACATGGTTTCAACATTTGCAGACATAATTTTCACCTCCAAAATTTTTGATTGTCTTATTTCTTTTCAATCTAATGAGCCGTCCAGACAATGATTTTCGCAGCACCTTTTCCGACTGCTTTCATCACCTCCACCAATACTTTTTCAAAGATTTCAGCCATTGATTTTTCCTCCGTTTTTCTGTAAAATCAAAGACCAGTAAGCTGACGTGGTTGCTTACTGGTCTTTCTATCCAAGGGTATAATATATCATTATATCTGCTTCAGATACGCCTAACTTGTACCAAGTGTGTCCACTGTGTCAGTGTTTTTGCGAATCAGTCTTATGTTTTCGTGTCTTTCAGGTGTTTTATGGGGGGAGATATAAGGATATACTAAAACTTGTTTTGAAAATCTCTGACACAACCGGCACAGCTGACACAGCCTCCTACTTCTGCATTTTCGACCAGATTCCCACAACCACCGTGAGATCCTGCCATTCATTTTTGCGGATTCCCTGATTTCGGGATGCCTTAAAAGCCTTTGCCTCCTTAAAGGAAATCGAAAAGCGTGCCATCTCTACAAAGCCATCCATCGTATATGCTGCGGCGTTTCTCGCCCGTACCTCTGACATCTGAAAGTCGAGTACCCAGCGAAATTCTTCATTTGTCAAAGGCGTGATTTGCGCCACACAGCTGTTGATAAGCTCCCGATCAACATCGTTCTTTGATGCCAGCTGCCATTCATCCAGCTTCTGCGAGATCAGATTCAT